ATTTTTAAGACAAACGTAAAATTAAACATTTTATCCAAATCATTTTTCAGAGAACCCCCAAAAATTCGGGGGTTCTTATATATCTACTCGGATAAAATATTAGCTCGAATAAGAGGTGATGTTCAATTAATTAACGATTAACAATGAACGATGAACGATTATGGAAAGTCATGTTTTTCATCCTTTCCGTGATTTTTATATTTAGGGCCGAAAACGCTTAAAAGCCTATTGCATAGCCATTCCTATGCTCTGCGATTCATCAGAAGTTTGGTTTTGTGCAAGTTTTTCCGTTGCCCATTCCGGCAGGTGTTCATCCGCACATATTCCCACGAAATCTTCCCGATTAAACCGTGCTTTTTCGCCGTCAATAAGGAACTGCCCAAACACTGCACGTCCTGAAGCAGTAGGGTCGCATCCAAATCCCGACTCTGCAAGAAACAACTGGGAATCAGTCTTTTTGTACTCGTCCGTCAGCAATTCTGCTCTTAATATCAGGACTTCGCCGATATATTCACCACCATCGGGAACACAATGCCGGTGGTCAAGCAAATTTAAATCGGTGTACATTTTCTGCACACCGCTTGCTATATGGTCTACCAACACGGAGTGGCTGTTGAGCAAAAAACTGTGGGTATGATCGGATAAATACGGATCTCGCCGCATAGCATCTTTGCCCGGCCGCGGGATGAATATTTCGGATGCCCAAGCCTTATTTCGGCAACTGAACCGCCCATCAAATTCATGGACTTGGATGTGATTTGCCAGCACCCATCGAGTGCGGTTGTACCCGAATTCGGCAACGGTTTTCTGTGCTACATCGACTTTTAGGTATGAGCCGTCATAGTTTTCGCGCACCATTTGGTCGATGAAATCCCGGCATCGCTCGTTTTCGTTTTGCGATTCCCGCCACAATTCCTGTTCGTTCAGATTTTTAGATTCTGCGAAAGAATAGCGGTACAGCGGCTTAAAATCAGAAATCGTCATCACCTCCTTTCTGTGTTTTTGCAGCGAGGTGGATTAATGCAGCCTGCTGTTGTTCATCGCTTAGACCATCGAGCAGATCAAGCAAACTCATGTCTTCGCCGTTTTTATCGCAAGCGTCCGAGCAGGGGCAATCGGTGCAGTCGCCGTCACATTCATGGTCAAAAAACATACAGTCCTCGCAGTTTTCGTCACAAACAAAACCGCCTGTGTCGAGTTTTTCGATGATCAGGCGGCGTCCGTCTGTATGGATTTGGATGGTGTCAAGAGCCTCAAGTCCCGATTCCTCAATCAAATCAAGCGGGACGGAGATTAAGACATTTTCATTTGACATACAATTTTACACCCTTTCAAAATTTCTATATAGTTATTTTCGATCTCGCCGAACAGATTGATCTGCCGTGATTCGCTGTCGGATTTTTCCATCAAGTCATAGTTAGCGATGAGAACTTCGGGGAACTCTTTCCCCGCCGAATATTTCTGCACCATACTGTGCTGCCGCTTAAATTCCATGATGTAGTAATCTTTATACAACTCACGGATAAACGGACAATCGTTGTAGGACAGCAGGAATTTCCCTTGGATTTTGGATAAAGCGTTAAATAGGCGGTAGTGATCTTCGAGTGTAAACATAACGGCATACATCCCCTCTGATTCGTAGTAGGGCGGGTCGCAGTAGAACAGGGCGTCCTCCCGGTCGTATTGTGTGATGACCGCCTCAAAATCCTTGTTTTCCACCACCACGCCGGAAAGCCGCTTATGTGCTTCCCAAATGAGTGCGCTCACCTTCCGCAAATCACAGGGAGTCCCGCCGAAACTCTTGCCTCCGGAGGCGTAACTGTAGCGTATCAGCTTGAAATACTCCACAGCTTTGACGAGGTTGTAATCGGCCGCTTTTTCGGTAAAAATGCCTTGCAGAATCTCTGCATCCGGCGGCGGGAGCATGATTTCAGTCAGCTCCAGTTCCTCTTTCAAAAATTCCTCGGTAAATTCCTCACCCTGCACGAACTTTTTCAGCACCTTAAAATCATCACGGCTGTTGAGCTGCATAAACCCAAGCGTGCGGACGAACGCCATCGGGCGATTTTTCACCACACGGTACAAATTCACAAGCCATGCGTTATAGTCGTTGATGACTTCAAAATGGTTTTCCGGATCTTTGTGAAACAGAATCCATGCACCCCCGGCGAACGGCTCGATGTACCGCTTGAAATAGCGGGGAAACACCGCCGTTACGATGTTCCGTATAGACTTTTTGCTCCCAACCCAGTTCATAAAACTATTTATAAACACACCGCCTTTCGATGAACGATGAACGATTGACGATGAACGATTTTTTAGAATTATTTCTACTTAAAATCACGAAAAAAGACATAAGAATAGAGCCGACAATTTATAAAACTACCAGCCCACAATCGTTCATCGTTCATTGTTAATCGTTAATTGTATTACCGCTCATGCGGCGCAGTTCATCTGTTGAGATTGTTTTAATGCTCATATTCCTGTCCCTCTTTCAAAATTATTCTCATGGATATATTTGATCCTCGCCCCGATAGCCGAAATAACGTTAGTTGTGACGGAATTTCCCGCCATTTTGTACAGCTGAGAGTCGGGAAGTCCGGCAGCTGTCAGCTTGTGGAATTGCTCGTCCGTATAACCTTGCAGCCGAAAACACTCAATCGGCATCAAGCGCCTGATTCTGCCTTTCCCATTTTGCCGCCCCAACCGCCTGACCCGGAGCATTGCGTGGAGGCTACTCCGCCGGGATCGTAAACTCTTTGCCCTTGACAGCCGCCGATGAGCTGTTTAAGATTTTGGCCATTGCGGCTTTCGAGAGGAAATATTTGTCCGGCACAGTCTGTTCGAGTATATCCGATAATATACAGGCGCCGTCTTTGCTGCGGGACTCCGTGATGTTTGCTGTTAAGCACACACCATTCAAGATTATACCCCAACTCAGCAAGCGCGGTGAGGATGGTTTCAACCGTCCTGCCGGCGTCATGCGATAGCAGACCCGGCACGTTTTCAAGGCAAAGATATGCAGGTTTTTTGACGGATACAATTTGTGAAAAAATATTCTCCTTTCGTATCGTAAAGTGTCCGATAGGCGCGTTGTGCGTATTTGTCAATTTCGCACCAGCCAACAGGGCGAAAAAAATCGCCGTGTCCTGTGAGTCCACTCCTGAACCCGCCAAGCCCGGCGAACATATCAAAAAATCGTATCATAGCATCTGCATCCCCATTCCTTGTTCTTCCAACATCCCATATTCACATTCCTCCAATCTGCATTTTCATGCCTGATTCCTGGCTTTCCGGCATAAATTCCGCTACATCCATATCGAATTGCTCGATATATCGCTCGTCTAAACTCCACTGAATCGTAAAATCCTCGACCTGTTCCCGCAATTTTGCAATGTCATCCTGTGCATCGCCACCGAACATTTTTGCTAAACCCACAGCCGAGTCGGTAAGGTTTCGGACGACATTTTCGTGACAATCGCACACCGATTCGAGGCTCCTGTGAGGATTCCGGCTTGGGTCAGATATTTGTCAAAATCGTTCTGTTTCTGCGGCAGGGGGAGGGTATATTCACCGCCGTTCACCGTCAGCACCGTTGTAATTTGTATACTCATATTTTCCCTTCTTTCTATGGGTTTCATTTTGAAATTAAAAATGGCAGACAGCTTTTTGTTAGCTATCTGCCGGGGTTGTGTCGTTCTGTACCTGAGGTAGTGTGTGCCGAAAATTACCACAATCATTGGTGGTAAAAAGCGAACAAACCCTGATATAATCAGGGTTTGTTGGTGCAACAGGCGGCTCAAAACTCGAACCGCCGGAATCCCCTTTAAACACGGCTTTTTCCATAGTCGGAAGTGTGAACTTGCTTATTTTACCATGTTCGTCTGTATAGTTCAAGCACAAAACAAGTTTGTCATCATCATACAAGTAAACAGAGTTTATAAAGGTCTGTATCAGCCGTGACCGGTGTTTTTCGTCTTCCATATCAGCGTCCCTGAACTGCTCCAAAAAGAAAACAATCAAGTCGTGACTAACCATCGGAGCCTCGATGTTCTCACGGGCGATGCCTTTGTCGATGTTTGCACTTTCGGCTTCCAGTTCCACGAGCCTCGACTTCGTTGTCGGGGTCACAACCCCTGCCTCAATGGCGGCAAGCATATTCGAGATGGCTTTTTCGTTTTCCTTTTTCCGAACCTCCAAAGCGTCAAGGATGGTGCGGTCATGTTCACGCTCTTGGTATTCGACTGCTTTATCAGCCACCATGTCAATGAACCCATCGGCATTAAGCAGTTTTATAAGCTCCTCAATAACAAGGTTTTCGATCCAATCTTTAGCGGCACGTTCCTTGTCGCAGGACTTCTCATACTTCCGTTTATTACAGGTGTAGTAGGCATATGTTTTCCCGGTGCGGCTTGTCCCTCCATCGCCGGTCATATCCTCCCCACAGTGACCGCATTTCAATTTCCCGGTAAGTAAAAAACTTTGCGCCTTATGATTAGGCGATGCGTGATTTTTCTTTATCATTTCCTGCACTCTCCCAAAAAGCAATTTATCAACAATCGGCGGAACACCATCATCAACACGGATGTCTTCATATTCATAAACTCCTATGTATTTTTCGTTTTGCAGAATCCGGCGGATGCTGTTTTTATTGAACAGACCGCCACGGCTGGTACGATGCCCCTCGGCGTTCAATCGTGCATATATATCCTTTGCCCGTTCTCCGACGGCGTATTCCTCAAAGATACGGCGAACAACGGCAGCCTGACCCTCATCAACCGCAAACCGCCCATCGGGTCCTTTTTTATATCCGATGACGGTCTGCCCGAGGGTTTTCAAGTCAAGTGCGCTGTCATAAAAACCACGCTTGACATTTTCGCTAAGGTTTGCGCTGTAGAACTCCGAATACCCCTCCATGATACTTTCGATCATTATACCGACGGGGCCTTCCGGGATTGACTCCTTCGCATAGAGAAGATTTACGCCGTTCTTTTTCAACCTTGCTTTATATAGGGCGGAGTCGTAACGGTTACGGGTGAACCTATCCATCTTCCACGTTATAACAGCCTCAAAAAGACCACGCTCGCTGTCCCGTATCATTCGCAGGAAGTCGGGACGCTTGTCCGACCTGCCGGACATCGCTTTATCAATATACTCCCCGATTACATTATACCCGTTTTGACGGGCAAACTCGTAGCAATCCCGCAACTGCCCGTCAATAGACTCCTCACGCTGACCGCTGGATGAGTAGCGGGCATAAATAACCGCTCGTACAAGAGGACTGCTTGCTTCGCCGTTTTGTTTGTTGTTTTTCATTGTATCAAACGTACCTCCTCAGCACAAGTTGTTCATTACGTTATAAAAGGCGATTTTCCACTCTTCCCGCTTGGTGAAATAGAAATTGTAACTATACCCATCCTTCGTATTTATAATAATAGTATTATTTATGCCTCGCCTCTCGTCCATGATATTTTCAATATCATCAATAGGAATATCAAACTCAAAATCACCGGCCGTTAAATTTATAAAGAGACCGAGTGCAAACGTTTTAGCAAAACTGTGCTTTAGATAAATAAAACGATGGTTTGTTAGTATTGCCTTCCCGTTTTGAATATTAAAAAAACTTATAACACGATTACACAAACCCTTCATAATAATTCGCTCTTCTTGATCCGACACAGCGTGGAGTGGTTTTGCCACAGCAGGGCATCCGCAATTCGGACACGCCGCCGCTTTATCTGAAATTTGCTTTGAACATTCAGGACACGACATAAGAGCCATATGTACATCCTCCTCCTGCCGCCTTAGGGCGGCTTTTTTTTATTTTGTATCTTTTAACTCAGAGGCGAATATAAGAACCTTTGCTCTCTCCATCGTGGAAAGGCCGGCAAAAATGCGTAGAATTTCCGCTTCTTGATCGGAAAGCTGAGTTTCCTTTCCGTTAATAATCGTAACAGGTGCGTGATTACTGCCGACAGCCCAGTTGTTTGTGCCTTGGTTGTAAATCGCCACACGTGCAGGGTCGTTCATAGCGTCCTGTGCTTGTGCTTTCTCAAATTCTAAATACGCCCTGTTCGCCTGTTCCACACTGCCTTTATGTATCTTCAAGAAGTTTTCATAGGCAGAGAGATTAAAATTCGAGGTATCTAAATTGGCGTAGTCTATTGGATCATCAGTCGTTCCGGAAAGATATGCCGGCGATACGCTGAAATAATCCGCAATCACTTTTAATGTTTTTGTTTGAGGCTGTGCACCCTTACGTTTCCAGTCGGTAGGCGTGGATTTTGAGATGCCAAGTTCCTTTGCCAAAGCCGTTATTGATATACCTCGTTGGGAACACAGTTGGGTTACTGTACCGTAAAAATCCCTTGTTTGCATAGGTTTGACCTCCTTTTTAATTGTGCCAAACCTCCTCAGTAAAAATATTTTTCTAAAAGTTTAGAAAACCCTTGACAAGTCCAGTTTAGTTGTGTATACTGGACTTAACCTAATAACACAAGGGGACAGCACCCTTGTAGGATGTCATTAACTCTATCAATAGGGTGTAGTCTATTGATAGAGCGAGGACATCGGGTAAAAGGTTTAGTTAGGGTTTGGTGCTGTACTGGTAGGCTTGAACACTTAACAGCATAGCACTAAACCAAACAAAAGTCAAGTAAAATAATGAAAAAGGAGGGCGAAAAATGAAAAAATTCCTGACTTGTGAAGAAGTCGCAGATCATTACGACATCAAAATTATTACGGTCTACAGGTGGATCAGAGAAAAGACGCTCCCCGCTATGAAAATAGGTGGGCGTAATTACCGCATACGCTCGGAAGATTTAGCGATTTTTGAAAAGAAACACCTGACAACGAGAGGAGGTGATGAGTGATGTTGGAAAAATGTAAAGAATGTATGTATGACAAGGAATACGGCTGTTGCGAATTAAAGCGATGGCAGTGCGAAAATAACTACAGTGATGCGGATTTTATCCGCTTACTGCTGGTGTGTAACCGCGATAAAACAAAAAAGCTCGCTGCCATAGCTAAGTTAAGTGATAAAAGTATCCACTTAGCAAGCTTCGTCGGAACACCCGAGGGACGGGCGGCTATTGCGTCTTTTGAAAACTTGAAAAACAGTACCAAACGACAGGAGGAGGTGATGTCCTTTGAAAACTAAAACCCTTTCATTAACAAGTGTCCCGAACAGAGTTAAGTTCAGATTTGAGGCCGTTCCAAAGCACGAGATGGATGCCCTTTGCCGCGACCTGATTCACAGCATCAAGGACGCCGCAAAAAAACCAAAGTTCATGGCCCGCTACGAAGCGTGGCTCGTAAAGAAGTATGGCAAGCGCGAGGGTTCAAAGCGGTTCAAATTGGAAAAGGAGGCGTTATGTGCAGAATGAAACCATACATATTCACAAAGATAATCGGCACGGAAAACCGCACACTACAAAACTTTAAGGAGGTAAAGCATGAACGAGCTTGAAACATTAAACCAACTCGCAAGAAAACACACCTTTGTAGCGGCGAGCGATGGCATGAATCGCACAGATGCAGACGAAATAAAAGCACTCGCTGCACCGCTGGTTGCATGGATAAGAGAAAAAGGCAATCCGCACATTGAAATACGCATCGCAAATAACTACGTTGCTACAACGCAAAATGTGATTGGTATCCCGTTTGACTATTCGAATGAATAGATGTCGCCCAAAGGATTGCATTCGTATTTACCTTTTATGTAATTTAACGACTTGCCAAATCCCTGTGCGAAAACTCCGGCATCTTCTGGCGATACATTCAAATAGTCATACGCATTTAACCCCGTTTTGCTTTTAATAACAATTCGCAACGTGCCGGTATCCTTGTCATAGCCGAACCCTGCCACTGGACTTTTAGCACCGGAAAGAACCTTATGCACAAACACAAGTATCACCCCTGTCCCTACATTATATCACAAGCAAAACAGGGCCACAAGCCCGAAAAATTATAAATCTAAGGAGGCAAACACAATGTTTGAAATCACAATCAAAGGCAACACCCCCGAGGAGCTTTATGACTTTATGCAGGAAGTTCTGCATAAAAGAAGCCCCGTCACAATCCCCCGCAGGATGCCGCAGGGAAACTCAGCTCCGCCGACACAACCGGCAAACCCTACGCCGACTGCCCCACCGGTTGCGTCATCTGTGCCGCAGGGTACAGACCCGACAATGTTCAATACCGGAGCAAACTTTCCCGCCGCCGTACTACCCTCGACAACGATGACCCCTTCTAACCTACCACCCGCTGCACCGACACAACCCCCGAACGCTGCGCCGACTTACACCTTAGACCAACTGGCGGAAGCCGGGGCGACACTCGCACAGTCTGGCAAAATGGAACAGGCTCTCGCCGTCCTTGCCAGGTACGGTGTGCAATCGGTCAACCAGTTAAGACCCGAACAGTACGGGCCTTTTGCAACGGAACTCCGCGCCCTCGGCGCACAAGTATAAGGGGGGCGACATGGAACACGCATTATTATCAGCATCGGCGGCCGAACGTTGGATGGTCTGCACAGCCGCCCCCCGATTTGAGGAGCAGTTTGCGGAAAGCACATCGGAATACGCCGAAGAGGGTAGATTAGCACATAGTATCTGCGAGTTAAAAGTTCAAAAGAAGTTTGGGGCGGCAATTACACCACGCCAATTCACAGACCGGCTCCGCAAGCTGAAAAAGGACGCCCGGTACTCCGAGGAAATGGAACGCACCAGTAACATCTACATCGATCATTTAACCGAAAAGGCGATGGGTTACGCTACCGCACCGCTTGTTACGGCCGAAGTGCGGGTTGACTTTATGGAATATGTACCGGATGGTTTCGGAACGTGTGACTGCGTAATGATTGGCGGCGATACGCTTGATATTACAGACTACAAGCATGGCAAGGGCATCCCGGTATCAGCCGAGGGAAATCCGCAGATGCGGCTTTACGCACTCGGAGCGTTGGCGAAGTACGCGCCTTTTTACGGCGGCTTAATCCGGCAGGTACGAATGACCATAATACAGCCTCGCATAAGCGATGAGCCGACTACCGAGACCATGACCGTAGACGAACTCAAGGCATGGGGCGAAAGCATAAAGCCCATAGCACAAAAAGCGTTCTCAGGTTTTGGTGAATTTGTATCCGGCGAACATTGCCGCTTTTGCAGAGGCAAAGTAAAATGCCGTACTCGAGCAGAGGCTCATACCGCTTTTGAGGACTTCAAAGGCATCGCTTTCCCGACCCCGGAAAACACGGCAAAGGCAGAGCAAGCGGCCGCCACCGGAAAGCCCGCCCCGCCGCTATTGACACACGCCGAAATAGGCGACTTGTTGAAAAGAGCGAAAACCCTTGTCAAATGGTACGCCGACCTTGAGGAATACGCACTGGGCGCGGTTCTAAGAGGTGAGGACATCCCCGGTTGGAAAGTCGTAGCGGGTACGAGCCGCCGTAAGATTGCCGATCAGCTTGCCGCTATTGCCGCTCTGACAAAGGCAGGATATAACGAGGCGTTACTGTACAAGGCACGGGAAATAATCAACATGACCGACCTCGACACCCTTGTCGGCGGTGAAAAGCAGCTCAAGACCATACTGGGCGACTTAGTCCAAAAACCCCTCGGTAAACCCGCCCTCGTTCCTTTATCGGACAAAAGGGAGCCGTACAGCTCGGCAGCCGCCGACTTTGCGGATGTGGCGAAGCAAAAGTAAATAAGGAGGATTATACTCATGTATCAAGACAAAGACGACCTGCAAAAGGTAGTAACAGATGTGGTGCGGTTATCATACTGCTCACTCGTAACCCCGCGCCCGCCAAGAAGGCCGGGCGAAGAGGCAACCTACAGCGCAACCCTGCTCATCCCAAAACACGACACGGCGACGGTGCAGTCTCTGCTTGCCGCCATCCAGTATGTTGCACAGGCAAACAGCGTACAGCCGCCGGTTATGCTCCACGATGGCGATGGTGTGCGGCCGAATAAGAGAACCCCTTACGACGACGAGTGCAAAGGGCATTGGGTGCTTACGGCATCCTCACGGCAAAAGCCTCAAGTCGTCGGCAAGGAAAACCTCAAAGCCGACCTGCCGCCGAATGAGATATACAGCGGGATGCACGGTCACGTTTCAGTCCGTTTTTACTACTCAAAGCCAAATAACCGCATCGGATGCGGATTGAACCATGTACTCAAAACAAAGGACGACACCCCGCTCGCGGGTAACACCTCAGCCGATGCGGACTTTGCCGACATACCGGGCGTACAGACAGCCCCAGCGTACACTCAGCAGGGATACGCTCCCCCTGCTTATCAGCAACCCGCGCCGCAATACCAACAGCCTCCGGTGCAACAGGCGGCATATCCGCAGCAGCCACCCGCTCCCGGCTATCCCGGACAACCGCAAATGAATGTAACAATAAACCCGCTGACCGGACTGCCGGTTTAAGGAGGTGCTGACTTGGCTCACCATTTGAATATCGACCTTGAAACCTTTTCAAGCGTAGACATTAAAAAGAGCGGAGCGTTCAAGTACATCGAAAGTCCCGACTTTCAAATACTGCTTTTTGCGTACTCGCTGGACGGTGGGCCTGTGCAGATTGTCGACCTTGCCACGGGGGAGTTACTTCCCCCGTGGTTGGCGGCAGCCTTGACTGACCCGAACTACATCAAACACGCTTACAACGCTATGTTTGAGTGGGGCTGTCTGTCAAAATTCATGGGCGACCTTCCCGTCGATCAATGGCGATGCACAATGGCACACGGTCTATACTGCGGATACACGGCAGGCCTGCAAGCCACCGGCGATGCGCTGGGTCTGCCGAGCGACAAACGCAAGCTGAACAGCGGCAAAGCCCTTATACGGTATTTTTGTGTACCCTGCAAGGCTACAAAGACCAACGGCGGCAGAACACGCAACCTACCGCACCACGACACCGACCGCTGGCAGCTTTTCCGTGAGTATTGTATGCAGGACGTTGTAACCGAGATGGCTATACAAAGCAAGCTCTCCCCCTTCCCGATGCCGGACTTTGTGCAGAAGGAGTGGGAAACCGACCTCCGTATAAATTCGCGGGGTGTCGCCGTGGATATGACGCTCGTCAGAGCCGCCCTTGACATAGGCAACGACACACGCATCGCTTTGACCGAAGAGGCAACGCAACTATCAGGACTCCGCAACCCGAACAGCGTAAAACAGCTCAAGGAGTGGTTGAACGAGGAATACGGCTCGTTCGAGGAAGAAGTGCGGAATCTTAACAAGGAAACCGTGGAGGGGTTGTTAAACCGTGAGGGCAACAGCGACACGGTACAGCGGATGCTTGAAATCCGGCAGGAACTCGGCAAAACATCAACAAAGAAATACGATGCCGTAGAGGCCGCCGTTTGTGCTGATGGGCGCGTCCGGGGGCTTTTGCAGTTTTACGGCGCGAACAGAACCGGCAGATGGGCAGGGAGGCTCGTGCAGGTGCAGAACCTGCCCCGGACATACATCGAGCCTTTAGACTTGACCCGCGAGATGGTTATGGCAAAACAGACCGATGCCCTGCGCCTTGTTTACGGCAGCATACCCGACACGCTGTCCCAGCTTATACGCACCTGCTTTGTTTCAAAGCCCGGACACCTTTTAGTAGATGCCGACTTTTCTTCAATCGAGGCACGGGTTATTTCATGGCTTGCCGGGGAACAATGGCGGCTCGATGTGTTCAGAACTCATGGCAAAATATACGAGGCATCGGCATCGCAGATGTTTGGCGTTCCACTTGAACTGATAAAAAAGGGCAACCCCGAGTACGCTTTCCGGCAAAAAGGCAAAGTCGCAGAGCTTGCACTGGGGTATCAGGGCAGTGTGGGTGCAATGCGTAAAATGGACTTTGACCATCAGCTGGAAAACCTCTCGGACGATGAGGTGCGCGACATAGTGTACCGTTGGCGTGAAACAAACAAACGAATCCGCGACCTTTGGTTTGCAATGGAAAACGCCGCCATTAAGGTAGTCACCGAGGGCGGCAGCTCAGGGGTGGGACGTGTGATTGTTTCCCGCGAATTTGATTATAACACAGGCATGGATTGTATGACAATACTCCTGCCCTCCGGCCGCAAACTTTATTATGTCAGCCCGAAAATAACTGTCAATCAATGGGGCAAACCCGCCATTACCTACATGGGCATGGAACAGTCCACGAAACGATGGGGACTTGTTGATACTTACGGCGGCAAGCTGGTAGAGAACTGCGTACAGGCAATCGCCCGTGACTGTTTATCACAAGCAGTGGAACGGCTGGATGCGGCCGGGTTTAACGTGGTTTTCCACGTCCACGATGAGGTTGTTATCGAGATTGACAGGAATCACGCCGACCTTGCCGCCGTGTCGCAAATAATGGCGGCACCGATGCCGTGGGGTCCGGATTTACCCCTTGGCGCAGACGGCTGGACGGGTGAATATTACAGGAAGGACTAACAGATACATGAATAAAAAATACATATTAATATTTCTTTTAACCGCTTTTGTTTCGGCGGCGTTTGTATTGGCACATAATCAACCTCAAACAGCAACACAGGAACCTACAGAGGAGCAAATGATAATAGACACAGATATTCAAACGCCGGAACTCCCCTACACCGATGCCGACATAGAAATGCTGGCCAAAATGGTGTGGGGAGAGGCACGAGGCTGTTCGCCGGAGGAATGGCGGCTTGTAGTGTGGACGGTACTCCAGCGGGTGGATGCCGACCGATGGGGCAATACCATCGAGGAAGTCGTGACGGCAAGACGGCAGTTTGTAGGCTATCGCACAGAAAACCCCATCTGCCCCGATATTCACGCCGTTGTCATAGCAGAGCTGAGTGACTGGATACAGGGAGCAGAGCCGCCTACGCATGAAATATACGCACCAACAGTGCCGTATTACTACTTCGATGGTGATGGTAGGAATAACTGGTTTAGGGAGGTGTGGAGAACATGAGTGAACACCAAGCAATAGTCCAAAGATTGGTAGAGAAGTTCAAGAAACAGCTTGATGTTTCAGACCAATATGCGAAAGACGTAAAGCCAAAAGATACATCTTCACCAACAGTTTGGGAGCTGCAAAACGGGCATATCCGTGACCTTGTGACGGAGTTAGAAATAGCAATGCAAGAGTTGTTATAAAATTAGGGCATTCGCTGTGAGATAGGAGGAGCTAATGGATACAGGCAGAATAATACGGGTGTTTCCACGCAGGACAAAAGAAGAGAAACAATCTGAACAGTTAAGACAGGGAGCAACGAAATGAAAAGAGGGGAATTTTTCACGGCCCACAACAGCACAAACGGTGTAGTGGCGGTCAAAGTAAAAGGGTATTTTGAAGATGGCATCGGTATTTGCAAAGCGGGTGAGTATTGGAGTGCGACACACCTTGTAACAGGATTAAAAATAACACCGCTTGCCGCACCCTATAAAACCGCAAAAGAGGCTCTATCGCAAGCAAAAAAACTGATAGCAGAAAACCGTGAAAAAGCGGAGGAAAAGATACAGTTCACGCTAAAAAGCAGAGAGTATCAAGCCTTTTTGCAATCAATGACCGCTCAAATGAACCCGTGGGAGGTAACGAAATGATAAAGCAAAAAATAATCGCCGATGAATACTGGGATGATAAGGCGGTGAGGATGCTATGAAACATTACGGAGACATAACCCAAATCAGCGGTGCGACCATCGAGCCTGTCAACGTAATAATCGGCGGCTCACCCTGCCAAGACCTAAACGTGGCGGGTAAGCAAAAAGGGCTTGCAGGAGTACGGTCAGGACTGTTCATGGAACAGCTGAGAATCATAAAGGAAATGAGGTGTATAGACATTGAACACGGCAGAACAGGCATTCACATACGACCCCGCTATATGGTGTGGGAAAACGTCCCCGGAGCCTTCAGCTCCCCAAAAGGAAACAAAGGCGCGGACTTCCAAGCCGTCCTCGAAGAAACCATCAAAGTCGTCTGTGAAAAAGCTCCCCCTGTTTCTATCCCTAAGAACGGATGGCCAACATCCGGATGCTTTACCGATATGGGAGGACAATGGAGCGTTGCGTGGCGAGTTTTCGATGCTCAGTTTTGGGGAGTTCCCCAAAGACGAAAGAGGATCGCACTTGTCGCAGATTTTGGAGGACTCACCGCACCCGAGATACTTTTTATCCGCGAAGGCGTGTTTGGGGATATTGAACAGAGCCGACCGCAAGGGGAAAGTCCTGCCGGCGAAGCTGAGGGAGGCGCTGGAGAGGCAGTCAGGGCTTTCTGCATTCAGGGTAACGCAATCGACCGCGCCGACACCGCCGGATGCAACGGGAAAGGATGGACAGAAGGAGTATCCTACACACTTAATACCGTGGATCGTCCAGCCGTTGCCGTCTTTGAACCCGGAGCCGCCTCAAGGCTTGTCGGATCAAACCACTATTGGGAAAACGGCGTCTGCCCTACCCTTAGAGCGATGGGGGGGATAACCGCCCCGCTGTAATACTCGAACACTACCCACAGGACAGTCGGTGCAACATATCCGGGGATGATGTGGTGCAGACCCTAAGTGCCAAGATGAGCATGGGCGGCGGGAATGTTCCCTTACTTATGACCACGCCCCCCCCCCGTCAATCATAACGGCAACGTGCGGGAGTTTTACACAGGTGAACGAGGGAATCAGCAGCACCTTGATGGCGCGGGATTATAAAGACCCGCAAATCGTTTGTTACAAAATGGAGGAAACACCATGATTTCTATATGCACCGATTACATAGTGCGGCGGCTAACCCCGCTTGAATGTGAACGCTTGCAGGGGTTCCCGGACTACTGGACAGACATAGGCGCATGGGAGGACGAAAACGGCAAAACCCACAAGGAAAGCGCGGACTCGGCGCGATATAAGGCAATCGGAAATTCAATCGCACTACCGCCGTGGGAATTCGTCTTACAGCGACTAACCCTCTGCTGCGGAGGCGATACCACGATGGCGAGTTTGTTTGACGGCATGGGCGGTTTCCCGCTGATATGGGAACGGCTGAACGGTAAAGGCTCCTGCCTTTGGGCATCGGAAATTGAGGAGTTCCCCATCGCCGTAACAAAGCGGAGGTTTAGTGATAATGAATAGCGACTATTACAATGCAAGCGGATGCGCTGACCCCACGGCTTACGAGGCTCTGCGGAATCTGCGGCGGGCCGAAATAAACGGGGATGTCACCCTGCTTATAAAGGTTCTTAGAGAGATAATTACAGACAGCGGGTTTATGCTTTTGAACCGCATCGAGCTAAAGGAAATAAAAAGCGGTAAGGCATTCAAGTGATCCCCCCCCGTGCATCGAGGGGCGGGAGGATAGGAGAGAACGCGATGATCAATGATAGATTAATAACAATCTCGCACGGCAATAACCGGCGGTCTACCAACTGGCAGCCGCAGACGCTTATGCTGTCCGAACTTTGGGAAAAGCTCCGCATACCGACACGAGGCAAAGAAACAGTCAACGAATATTTCAAAATGAAAAAAGGTCAGCAGGATGACCTCAAGGACATAGGCGGCTATGTGTGCGGTACACTTGACGGCCCGCGCCGTAAGGCAAACGCCGTGACCGGCAGGGATGTAATAACCCTTGACCTTGACAATATTCCGGCGGGCGGCACGGAGGACGTACTGCGGCGCGTGGAGGGTTTAGGCGTTGGGTATTGCGTGTACAGCACCCGCAAGCACCACGGCGCGGCCCCGCGCTTGCGTATTCTAATACCCTTTGACCGCACCGTCACCGCCGACGAATACGAACCCTGTGCCCGTAAAATGGCGCAGTACATAGCCCTTGAAATGGCCGACCCCTCAACCTTTGAAGTCGCCCGGCTTATGTACTGGCCCTCGTGCTGTGCGGACAGCCAGTACATCTACCATTACGCCGACAAGCCTTTTGTTTCCGCTGACGGACTGCTCGGGCAGTACGCCGATTGGCGTGACGTGACCCTGTGGCCCGCCATGCCGGGCACACAGCACTTCACCAAGCTCGCGGTCAAGCAAGGCGATCCCGACGGCAAAACGGGCGTTGTGGGTGCGTTCTGCCGCACCTATGACATACACCGGGCAATGGACGAACTGCTCCCCGGCATTTATGAGGAAGTCGACAATGCCCCCGGCAGATATACCTACCTCGGCGGCAGTACCGCAGGAGGCGCGGTTCTGTATGACAATGGAAAATTTTTATATAGCCATCATGCTACCGACCCATGCGGCGGGCGGCTTGTGAACAGCTTCGACCTTGTACGGCTGCATCGGTTTGCCGAGCTTGACGATGAGGCAAAGCCGGATACACCCGGCAACCGCCTCCCGTCCTTCACGGCAATGTGCCGGGAAGCCGTACAAGACACAGATGTAAAGGCTTTACTGAATCGTGAGGACTTTGCAAAAGACTTCGCAGAGGTGATTAACGGTGCAGAAACGATCGAAAATGACTGGGTCGAACAAATCACCCGCGACGAAAAAGGCAACCTTCATAAATCCCTCAATAACATTATCCTGCTTGTGCAGAACGCCCCGGAGCTTTGCGGCTGCGCCCGCAAGGATGATTTTAGCGGACGTATTTATGCGGCGGATGGGCTGCCGTGGCGGTCAGAGCTGGGGTACTGGTCAGATGCCGACACCACGGAGCTTAGAAAGCATTTTGAAACAGTATACAAGGGATTCAAGCCAGGCAAGCAGGATGTTAAGGATGCGATTGTAGCATCCTCTGTGAAACAAAAATTTCACCCTGTCAGGGACTACTTAAACAGTTTGACATGGGACGGACATCCGCGTCTTGATACCCTTTACACGGACTACCTCGGCGTAGCTGACAGCAAATACACCCGCACTACGACAAGGAAGTCCTTAGTCGGAGCGGTCGCCCGTGTTATGACACCGGGGTGCAAATTCGATTATATGACCGTTTTTATTGGAAAGCAAGGACGCGGAAAGTCAAGCATCATATATAAACTTGCGGGAAGTGAAGAGTGGTTCACTGACAGCCTTGTCACCTTTGATGGAAGTAAAGCCTTTGAGGCTGTGACAGGTAAATGGTTAGTTGAAGTGCCGGAAATGCACGCTTTCGACAAAGGGACAATGAATCAGGCAAAAGCCTTTATGTCTAAGCAAAGCGACTTCTACAGAGCCGCCTATGCCGAGTTTCCCGAGGATAGGCGGAGGCAGTGCGTTTTCTTTGGTACAACAAATAACTCGGCCTGCTTACGGGACGAAACAGGAGGGCGGAGGTTTTGGGTACATACAACCGATGAAGTGAAACGCAAAAAAGACATTTTTACCGATCTCAGCGAAGAGCGTGATCAGATATGGGCCGAGGCGGTATTCTACTGGCGTATGGGTGAAACCCTGTACCTCAGCGGCGAGATTGAGGATGCCGCAAAAGTTAAACAAGAAGAGCATCGTGAGGTTTCCGCTTATGAGGGTGTAATAATCGACTTTATAAACAAGCAGGTACCGAACGACTGGGAAACGTGGTCAATTGACAAGCGGCGTATGTTTTGGGAAGGTAACGCACAGGGAGAGTACAACTTGGTAGACCGCGACAGAATTTGCACCGTTGAAATTTGGCGCGAGGCCATAAAAGGGATGTTAAAAGACCTTAATAAGGGAATCTCGAGGGAGCTGAACAGCCTGATAGAACAGATAGACGGATGGCAGCGACACCCAAGAGTAATGAAATTTGGACCCCACGGAACTCAGCGCGGCTTCGTAAGAGAGGCAAAAGGAGGTGAAGGTGATTAGTGTTAGGGCGGATAGAAAAAGGAATGTTACTCCCTGTCGTAACATTCATAAAAAGGGTGTTACCCCGAATGTTACATCGGATGTTACCCCTAAAAACCGCATTACTACAGAGTTTTTATACAGAGGTAACATTTATAACATTTATCCCTTTGATATATATTAATTAGAGAGTTAGACATATATATATATACCTAATATACCTAATGTGTATATGTATATAGGGGGAATGTAAAAATGTTACGAATGTCACCCCGAATATTACCCCCAAAAAAAAACACGGAGGAGGTTAGTGTAAAAATGGATTGTAAAAAATGGTTGTCTAAATATCTGCCACAAGGAGGAAGGTTGGTATGGTCGAAAAAGAAATCGAACGTCGGATGTGCGACATGATACGAAAACGCGGCGGCTTGACATACAAGTTCATCACATTGGAAAGCGGTGTGCCGGACAGGATCGTAATCCTTCCGAGCGGGGTTGTTTGGTTTGTTGAGTTGAAATCGCAAAAAGGACGACTCAGCAAAATTCAACGCCATCAGCTTGCGAGGTTGGAAAAGCAAAAGGCGAATGTTAGGGTTGTTTACGGCATTGACGAGGTGTTAAAATTTGTCGAAGAAATATTTTCAGAAACCCCTTGACTTTATGTGACGCATAAAGTATAATTATTGTGGCACATAAAGTGAGGTGATATTATGAGTCCGAGAACAGGCAGACCGAAAGCAGAGAAGCCCAAAACGGTAAACTACAGCATACGTCTTGACGTTGAAACCGAAAATAAACTGCAACAGTATTGCGAAAACAACGGAATAACAAGGGGTGAGGCGATACGCAGGGGTATCCACTTGCTTTTGACAAAAAAATAAAAAGACAGCCGCCCCTCCAGCAAGAGAACAAGCGACTGTCAAACACCAAACCGTAAAGGTCTGATAACACAAGTATATCACACCTTCTGCGGAAAATCAATAAAATTCGAGGAGGTTTTGATTATGCAATTAACACCGGTTGAAAAACAAGAAGCAGGATACAAAATCGAGGGCATTGACAATGCAAATATCGTCCAGGGGGATGGATCATTTATGCTGCAAAACAAAAGCAACGGGTCATGGTCTGTGGGAAACAACAGCGGAAACATAGTGGTCATAAATCTAACAATTACCGGCACAACAGCGGACGATGTGTATAACACGATCGAGCGGCTGTTAAGCCTTAGAAAAACAGAGGAGGTGTTGCCAAATGGAATTTAAGCCGCATCTGTATCAGGCCTATTGTGTTCAGCGGATAGTGCAAGATCCCGCCGTAGGACTGTTTTTGCGGCCCGGTTAAGGGCCTTGGAAAAACTGTTATAACGCTAACCGCCGTTAATATTTTACGGTATTACTACTGGCAAATATCACGGGTGCTTGTCATAGCCCCTAAAAAAGTGGCGGAGGCAACGTGGAGCAAAGAGGCGGCAAAGTGGGATCACCTCCGGCATCTGAAAGTCGTCACGGTTCTCGGCAGCACCGCCAAGCGCATCCGGGCATTGAACACACCCTCCGACGTTTATATTATCAACCGGGAAAATGTGCAATGGCTGGTTGATTATTATCAACAATCGTGGCCCTTCGACATGGTGGTCTGTGACGAAAGCACAAGTTTTAAGAACCACCAAAGTAAGCGGTTCAAAGCCCTAAAACTGATCCGCCGATTCTGCAAAAAGATGATTCTTCTGACTGGTACACCGTCCAGCAAGGGGCTGATCGACCTGTGGGCACAGATATACCTGTTGGACGAAGGGGAGCGGCTCGGACGGACTATCAGCCAGTTCAGGGAGCAGTATTTCATAGCCAACACCCACGGGGGACACTTCACCGACTACAAGCCTAAAGCCGATGCGGAGTGTTCCGTACTGGCGGCAATCAGCGACATATGCGTCAGCATGAAAGCCGAGGATTACTTAGAGCTGCCGGAGTGCGTGGAACACGAAATCCCGGTCAAACTGGACGATAAAGCAAAAAAGGACTATGACCGATTCGAGCGTGAACTTCTGCTGACAATCGAAGAGGACACCGTGACGGCACAGGGGGCGGCGGTGCTGACCGGGAAACTTCTGCAATACTGCAACGGTGCGGTGTACGGCAACGAAAAGCAGACTATGCAGGTGCATGACTGCAAGCTGGAATCGTACATGGAGCTTTTAGAGCAGTTAGGCGGGGAACCGTGCATGACCTTTTACGGGTTCAAGCACGACCTCGAACGCATACTGGAACGCTTGAAAAAGACAAAGTTACGGGTGCGGGTGTATTCCGGGCCGCAGGACGAGAACGACTGGAACGCCGGGCAGATTGACGTACTGCTGGCACACCCTGCATCGTGTGCCTACGGGCTGAACCTGCAAGCCGGAGGGCGTCATGTTGTGTGGTTTGGGCTTAACTGGAGCTTTGAACTAAACGATCAAGGCAAGTGCCGTCTGTGGCGGCAGGGCAGCGAATACGACAAGGTTTATATTCACTATCTCGTTGTGCAGGGCTGCGTGGATGAGGACGTCATGGCGGCGATACGCGACCGCGCCGACACCCACGAGGCGGTAATGAACGCACTAAAAGCGAGAATTAAGAAAATCAAGGAGGACAATCGGGATGACGCTTAAAGAGTTATCGCAGCTTTACTACCTGAATCGGGAAATCGAGATGGATCAGCGGCGGCTGGAGGAATTAAGAGCGAAGACCGAAAGTCCGTCCGGCGGTGAGCTTTCGGATATGCCGCACAGTCCGAACGTGGACAAAAAGCTGGAGCGAGACATTGCCGAGATTGTGGACTTGTCGGCGATCATTGCCGCAAAGCAGACACGCTGTATCCACGAACGCAACCGACTGGAGCGATACATAAACTGCATAGACGACAGTCTGACCCGCCAGATTTTCACGCTGCGGTTTATTAACGGATTGCCTTGGATGCAGGTTGCCTACAGCATAGGCGACAACTTGACCGATGCCTATGTGCGAAATGTCTGTTATAAGCATTTGCGGCAATCTTGAAAAAAGATGCAAAAGATGCAAATGCCTGTGGTATGATAGTATCGTGGGCGTGTAACCGAAAACGGATACGCACCTCCTTAGAGCGGCATCGGCGGGTCGATCTCCTATCCCCCGCCGATGCTGATTGATTTTTTACGGGAAAGGTGGACGGCCGAATGAACATACAAACACGAAAACTAACGGAACTCATACACGCAGATTACAACCCACGCAAGCGGCTGACCCCGTATGATCCCGAATATCAGAAAATAGCACGGAGCATTGATGAGTTTGGATATGTCGACCCGATTATTATCAACGCTGACAACACCATCATCGGCGGTCATCAGCGGGCAACGGTTCTTAAAGACAAGGGTTTTGGCGAGGTGCAGGTCGTAGTGCTTGACCTTTCAAAAGAACAGGAAAAGGCACTCAATGTAGCGTTAAACAAAATTAGCGGCGACTGGAATCTTGAAATGCTGAAGGACTTACTGATCGACCTTGACGCCAACGGATGCGACCCGACTCTGACAGGATTTGATCTTGCGGAAATTGAAGGTCTGATGGATCAGTTCCACGAAAACGACCCGGTGGAAGATGACGGGTTCGACACGGATGCCGCTTATCAAAGCATAGAAACGCCGATAACCCAAACCGGGGACTTGTGGCATCTTGGTGGACATCGTCTGCTTTGCGGGGACAGCACAAAAGCCGAAGATGTGAAACAGCTGATGAGCGGTGACCCGGCAAGGCTGATTGTGACCGATCCGCCGTATAACGTGGACTACCACAGCGTAGCCGGCCGAATCGCCAACGACAACATGGACGATGCCGCCTTTTATGCGTTTCTCTCGGATGCGTTTCGGAATATGTACGCCGCAGCCGAACCCGGCGCGGCGGTTTATGTTTTCCACGCCGACAGCGAGGGGCTGAACTTCCGGCGGGCGTTCAAAGACAGCGGGTTTATGCTGAAACAATGCCTTGTGTGGGTGAAAAACAGCCTCGTACTGGGACGGCAGGACTACCAATGGCGGCACGAGCCTATCCTGTACGGCTGGAAAGACGGAGCTGCGCATTATTTCATAAACGACAGAACGCAGACAACCGTCATAGAGGACGAAACCCCCGACTTCGGCAAAATGAAAAAAGACGAGCTGCTCGCCTTTATAAAACAGCACATCCCGGAGCCGGAGACCAACACCAGCGTCCTGTACGAAAATAAGCCCCTTCGGAGCGACCTACACCCGACAATGAAACCCGTCCGGCTGGTAGCGCGGCTTATTAACAATTCAAGCCGACACCGCGCCGTCGTTCTCGACCCTTTCGGCGGGAGCGGCAGTACGCTGATCGCCTGTGAGCATTTACGGCGAATGGCGCGGGTGATTGAAATGGATCCCCGCTTCTGCGACGTTATCGTCAAGCGATACCACGGCATAACCGGGAAAACCGACATCCAGTGCATACGGAACGGCAAACCGCTCCCGACAGCGACGATTAACTCCATGTTGGAGGATAACGCAGAGGAGGGAGGGTAACCGATGGCACAAAAAATGACAAAGGAACGCCTCAGACAATACGTCTGGCTGGTTCTTGAAATCAAAAACCAAGAGGAGCGATACGAGAGGGTGAGGGCAGAGACGGTGTCCCCCGCCTCTCCTCGTTTAGACGGAATGCCGCGCTCGAACTTTGCCGCCAACAGGCTGGAGGACAAAGTCGCTCGCATGATAGAGCTGGAACGGCTTCTGAAAAAGAACATAAAAAAAGCGCAGAAGGAGGCCGCAGAGATAGAGAGAGCGATCCAAACCCTCGCGCTTCCACGAGACCGCGAACTTATGCGGCTGAAATATTTGGAGGGGTTGACGTGGGAGGAAGTGAGCGAAAAACTGGACATATCGCGGCAGTGGGCGACCTCGCTTCATGGGCGAATATTAAAGGAATTGCCGTGAAAAAATCACTTGCTTGTAGTTTACATTTCAAGTGTGGTAAACTGTATGATAGATAAAACCGCCCAGAGGGAAAACCCCGGGCGGTTTAGTCTTTTCACTGGGAGTCGGCAACTTCGGAGGGAGCTTCACGGCACAGCTCATCCAACGACACACCGAGAGCGTCGGCCAGCTTGATAGCGTTGGTAACAGTGCAATCGCCGCGCTTTTCGATATCTTGAATCGTGCGGCGCGGGACACCCGACAACTCTACCAAGCCCGGAACGCTGAGGTTTTTGCTTTTGCGAATTTCACGGAGACGCATGGCAGTCACTCCTTTCTGCCCGGGACGAAAGCCAGTACCGCGTTAACCAAAAACAGTACGACCAGCGCAACGTCAAGCCAAGACGGATTAGACAGGTCAACGATTTTCAGAATAACGAACAGTATCAGAAACAGCGGGAAAATATTTTTTAACTGTTGCATTTTTTAGCGTGGCGTGATATAATGGGTAAAACCCCCCGGAGGGGGGAGGGGCTATTTGCCCCTCCGGCTCTTACCGTTCTTTTTGGAAAACAATTCTTTCAGTTTAGCGGCTATCTGAATTGTTAACCATATCGCGGTGAGAGCCTTTATTATATCCTCCACGCCGTTCACCTCCTTTCTGATTACATTATAGCACGTTTTATCGTGCTTGTCAAGTCTTTTTTGAAAATATTTTTATTTATTTTTCCGTCCACCCTTACCCGGGGTTGGGCGGTTTTGCGTTACAGGGAAAACCAATAAGGGGGAGGGGTGCAGAATGCCAATAGAAATCAATTTACCGAATTACGAAAAAACCAAAAAGCAGCTCCACGCCATAAACAAGGACGCGGAGGGGGTGGTCAAGAGGACGGTCTCCGACTTTAAGAGCCGGGCCCCCGCATGGGTAAGCGCCGCCGTCACGGAGACCTACGGCATAGCCAAGAGCGAGGTCAAGGGAGCGTTCTCGGGCGCAAAGAAAACCGCCGGTAGGGTAAAACTCAAGGGGACTACGATAGACAACATAGGGCTGGTATACAGCGGACGAGTGCTAACCCCCCTGCGGTTTAAGATGAAGCCGACGGCCCCGCCAGCACGGAGACCAATGCCGCCGTATCAAATAACGGCTGAGATATACAAGGGCAAGCGTAAGGGGCTGGCAAGCAACGCATTTCTCGGCTCAAATAAAGGCGGTGGATTTATTCCGTTCCAACGGACGAGCGAATCACGACTGCCGATTAAATCAATAAAGACAGTCAGCGTTCCGCAAATGCTCGGGAACGAAACGGTGTCTACACAAATACAGCAGAACATCGAAGATGGACTCGAAAAACGGCTGGAACACCACCTCGCCCAAGCACTCAAACGTCAAGGATAATCACGGCGAAGGGCCGCGGTTCCTTTCGGCGGTCAATCTGGCCTGCGGTGCTGGCGAGCCCAAAAAACGCGCAGACACTGAAAAATTTTTTTAGTCTACTTCCGTTCCCCGGGTGGGGCGTGAAAGGGGGAGAGCCGGATGGCGACACCGAAAAAAGAGAAGCCCCCGGAGACGCCGGGGTTCAATACGACAGAAGCTCTCGCCGGATTGATAGGCGTAACGCCGCGCTGGGTGCGTGAGCTGACCACACAGGGCGTTTTAACCAAGCACAAAGTCCCAGCCGGAGAGCGGTATAATGTTATCGAGTCGGTCAAGGCGTACTGCCAGCACCTCCGTGACAAGGCGGCAAAGAGAGAGGGCAAAGGGACGACGCTCGAACAGGAGCGCGACAAACTGGACGCCGACATTCGCATGAAAAAGGCGAAGGCGGCAATGCTCGAACTTCAATATGCAGAGCTTGACGGAAAGATGCACCGGAGCGACGACGTGGAAGCGTTAACGACAGACCTAATCTTCGCTATTCGCGGAATGCTGATCGCCCTCCCCGGGCGGCTCGCCATCGACGCGGCGGGAGCTAAGACGGCGGCCGAGGCTTCCAACCTAATCCGCGCCGAAGCGTACAAGATACTGGAGGAGTTATCGAATTACCGATACGACCCGGAAGCGTATGCAAAGCGTGTCAGAGAGCGGCAGGGGTGGAGCGAACTAATGAATGATGAGTCAGACGAACCGTAAGAACGCAAAGAAGCTCAACGCCACCGCCGCCGGGATACTAAAGCATTTCAAACCACCCGAGAACCTAAACGTGTCCGAGTGGGCCGAGAAAAAGCGCGTTATATCGAGGGAGACAGCAGCGGAGCCGGGCCCGTGGCGAACTTCGCGCACACCATACCTCCGGGCGCCGATGGAAGCCTTTACAGACCCGAACGTCCACAAGATAGTCATGGTGGCGGCTTCGCAGGTCGGCAAAACCGAACTCGAAATGAACATAATCGGCTACATCATAGATCAAGACCCGGGGAGCATTTTATACATTCACCCGAAATTAGACAACGCCCGGAAATTTAGCCGGGAACGAATAGACCCCATGATTAGGGATTGTAAGGTTCTGCGGAGCAAAGTCTCTGACGCAAAAGCAAAGAGCGGCGGCAACACAGTCCTCCAAAAGTCGTTTCCCGGGGGAATGCTCAAGCTGATCGGCACGAATAGCCCGGATGCGCTGGCGTCCACTCCGGCGCGTTACATTATCGGCGACGAGCTGGACAGATGGGCGAAAACAGCCGGGGACGAGGGTGACCCTTTATCCCTCGCCGAAGCGCGGCAAGCGACATTTTATAACGCCAAGACAGTCGAGGTTTCCACCCCGACCGTCAAGGGAGCCAGCAACATAGAAAAAAGCTACTACAAGGGAACGCAGGAACGCTGGTGTCACCAATGCCCGGAGTGTGAGGAATGGCACGAAATCGTCTTTGACAATATAAAATTCGAGCATACCTTCACAAAGATACGCAACAAAAAGACTTACAAAATCACAGGCGAAGTAGAGTGGGCCTGCCCCGGGTGCGGGTGCTTGATTGCCGAGGACAGGATAAAGAAGCAACCCGCCGACTGGTTCGCCGACAACCCCGATGCATACAAAGAAACAGGCACAAAGTCATACTGGCTAAACGCCTTCAGCTCGCCGTGGATGCCGTGGTCGAAAATTATTCTGAAATTTCTCGACGCAAAGGACGACCCGGCAAGCCTTCAAGTGGTGTACAACACCATGCTCGGGCAGTTATGGGAGGACAGGGGCGAGATTGACGACGAAGACACCCTGCTCGCAAGGCGGGAGGATTACGGCACACGCCCCGACGGTTCCGATGTGGAACTGCCCGAGGGCGTTTTGGTTTTGACCTGCGGAGTCGACACGCAGGACAACCGTCTCGAATACGAGGTAGTCGGACACGGACACTACGGCGAGACATGGGGAGTGCGGAGCGGCTTCATAATGGGACGCCCGGACGACGAGGCGACATGGGCGAAGCTCGATGAGGTCACAGACCGCGTTTACCGCTTCCGGTCGGGACAGGGACTGCGAATATCAATCACCTTTGCGGACATGGGCGGTCACTTTAGCAAAGAGGTGAAAGCGGCTTGCCGGGCGCGTTATCACCGCCGCATATTCGCTATCAGCGGTAAAGGCGGCGAGAGCGCACCCTACACATCCCCGGCGACAAAGGTAGTCGTCGCGGACGATAAGCGGGTGTGGTGCTGGCATTACAGCATAGGCGTGGACGCGGGGAAAGCCGTTATCATGGCCAATTTGAAAGTGCAGGAGAGCGGCCCGAAATTCTGTCACTTCCCCCGCAACGAAAGCGCAGGATACAACCTGCGTTATTTTAATCAGCTGCTCAGTGAGAAACTGGTGCCGACGAAAGTCCGGGGAGGACAGGTGTGGCGGTGGGAGAAGATACCCGGGCATACACGCAACGAAGCACTCGACTGCCGCAATTACGCCCTCGCCGCCCTTCGGATTATCAACCCCGACATGGACGCAGAGGAGCGGCGGCTCAAAGGGCTACCGGAACCGCAAGCACAAAGAAAACAGTCCGTACAACCGACGGCGAAACGAAAACGCCGTGATGTGTACGACGACTGGTGAGGAGGAGAAGCCGCATGGTTAACAAAAAGCGACAGGACACAATCGAAAACAAAAAAGCGCGGCTCGAAATGTACTACACCCGGGAGATTTATATGCTTTCCCCCGACGGGGTGAGAGGGTACGGAATGGGGTCGCGCAACCTTCACCGATACGAAACCGCACTAAGGGACATTCAAGCAATGATAAAAAAGCTCGAGGACGAGATCGCCGAGCTTGAAAGCGACGGCACACCCCGCAGAGCCGTGGCAGTAGTGCCGCGAGATTGGTAACGGTTAAACTCCCGGCAGCCGACGGGATTTAACAAAAAGCAGTGCCGGCGCGGTTAGCTCCTTTCCGTGCCGGTTCCGCTTATACAAACACACAGGAGGAGGTAAAGCATTATGGTGTCTTTGATAAAATTCGACAGACATAAATACAACGGTCAAGACGTTTTCGTGGAGGAGTACCGTGGGCTTTCCGGTGACACCAAGCCGACGCTACCCATGAACCGAAACGGCTCTGTATTTTACGAGATGGATACAAAAAAGGCGTGGCTGTGGGATGGCGAAAATCAAAAATGGCTGCCGCAATAAGGAGGGATAAACAGGCATGGACATGATACTTAAAGCGATGATCGAAAGTTATGTTGACACCGTCGCCCTTGGACAGGGCGCGGTAAAGGGCGACAAGGGCGATAAAGGGGATAAAGGCGATACTGGCCCGCCCGGTGAACAGGGCGTTCAAGGCATACAAGGGTTACAAGGTCCGATTGGCCCGGAGGGAAACACCGGCCCGCAAGGCCCCGCAGGAGCGGACGGCCCGCAAGGTGCCGCCGGACAGACCGGCGCACAAGGACAGCAGGGCGAGCAGGGACTCCCCGGTTTGCAAGGCGAACAGGGCATACAAGGTCCGCCGGGTGCAGACGGAGCCGCCGGAGTACCGGGTGAAAAAGGCGACGACGGCCCGCAGGGGCCAAAGGGCGACCCCGGAGAAAAGGGCGACAAAGGCGATGCCGGAGAGCAAGGCATACAGGGTGTGCAGGGAATACAAGGGCCGCCCGGTGAGCAGGGAATCAAAGGTGAACAGGGCGACGTCGGGCCGCAAGGAGAGCAGGGCATACAGGGCGTGGACGGTCAGCAGGGCGAGCAAGGCCCGGCGGGGCCGCCTTCCAACATAAACCCACGCGGCGCATGGTCGGACGCGGTGAACGATTACAAGCGCAACGACACCGTGGTCTTCGACGACGGCGAAGGGCTTCACTCGTATTTTTACAACTCCGACACTCCCGGCAGCTCCACGCCGCCGGACACAGACCCCGGGCCGTGGGCTTTATTCGTTATGCAGGGGACGAGGGGCGCACAAGGACAACGCGGCGAACAGGGCGAAACGGGAGCGCAGGGCGAGCAGGGAATACAAGGCGTTCAAGGCGAACAGGGGCCAAAAGGCGATCAAGGGGAACGAGGCCCCGACGGCCCGCAGGGTGTGCAAGGCGAGAGCGGTCTGCCCGGTGAAAAAGGCGACACAGGCGAACGCGGGCCGCAGGGAGACAAAGGTGACGCCGGAGCCGACGGTAAGGACGGTCAGAACGGCCAAGACGGCAAGCAGGGTGACAAGGGAGACAAGGGCGATCCCGGGACGGTTGAATTTCACCAAGCAACCTCCGAACAGGAAGCCATAGACAACAGCCGAGATAACCCCGGGCAGATTTGGTGGTGGTAAAATATGGGGATAGCGATAAACGGCGAAAAAGTAGGCGGTATTGCAATCAGCGGACAGGGCGTTAATGGCATGGCGGTCAACGGCGAAGTCGTATTCAGAAGGGAATACGTCTTGACAAGCTCGGGTGGTAAATATATAGACTTAGGCTTGCCGTTTACAGGCGACATGAGCTACAGAGTTAAAGTGTTGTCATTAGCGAACATCACAAACGGAATTATCGGAGCGAGGGCAAGCGCATCGTCACAAGTTAACATGGTAAACTTCTCGAATACCGCCTCGTCAAGGCCGCCAAATACCGACACAATGCGCTGGGGGTACGGCACCAGCGCCACGTTATACCAACATCCGGTAGAAACGGATGTATGGTATGACATATATTGCAACAAAAACACCCTGTCCATAAATGACGAGTTAAGATATACCGCGACAGCGAATAACACCGGAAACGCCGGAACAGCGTTGCTTTTTGCATATAGAAATGCTGATACTGTGGGAGGCGTAAGCGGCCCAAAGAAAATAGCATTTTGCCAAGTATGGAGCAGCACGGACGAATTAGTAAGGGATTTAGTGCCGGTTCCGCAAGGCAGCACACAGTACAGCACAATCCCGGCTCCTTCAAACTGTATGTGGGATAACGTAACACAGCAGTATTTTGAAAATAGGGGTACAGGCGAATTTGGGATAGAAGCGGTTTAGCCGAAAGGCAACAATATTTTTATGCGAGGAGGTGAGCAACATCCAGTATTACCAAAACAAGGCAGGGCTTTACTTGCCGAACGACGTGCGGCCGCAAAACAAAGGCTACGGCGAAGCCGGAGCCAGCTGGCACAAACGCGGGACAAAGGGTTTCAACGCGCCCAGCGGTTCACCCCGGGAGGACATCGACCAGCACAATTACACAATCCGGCAACGCGCCCGAATGTTAACGATGGCGGCGCCCATCGCCACCTCGGCCATACGAACGAACCGCACCAACGTCATAGGACTCGGGCTTCAACCAAAAAGCCGGATTAACCGCGACCTGCTCGGCATGGATCAAGCGACAGCGGAGGAATGGCAGCGCAAAACTGAGGACGACTTCGCGCTGTGGGCTGAGAAGAAACGAGCCTGTGACGCGACCGGGGTAAACGACTTTTACTCCATGCAACAGCTTGCGCTTACTTCGTGGCTGGTTTCCGGCGATGTATTTGTCCTTTTGAAACAATACGACCCGACACCGCTCATGCCGTACTCCCTGCGCCTCCACGTTATAGAAGCCGACCGGATCGCCACGCCCGACACCGACGCAAAAGCTCCGTTCCTAACATCGGGCAAGGCGAAGAACGGCAACACGATATACGACGGCGTGGAGATAGACAAAAACGGCATGATTGTAGCGTATCACATCCGAAGCACATACCCGTTTGAAATCGGAGCCGACGCTACGACATGGACGAGGGTAAAGGCATACGGCGACAAAACAGGGCTTCCTAACATTTTACAAATCATGGACTCCGAACGCCCCGACCAATATCGCGGCGTTTCGTATTTAGCACAGGTAATCGAGCCGCTCCTCCAGCTTAGGCGATACACCGAGAGCGAACTGTCGGCGGCTTTGATTGAGTCGTATTTTACGGCTTTTGTAAAGACAGAGTCGGCACAGCTGGAAATGCCGTTCAACGAGGTGGGAAGTCCCACGCCGGACATTCCGAGAGAACCGAATGAGTACGAAATGGGGCCGGGACAGATAGTCATGCTCAGACCCGGGGAAGATGTGGAATTCGGAGACCCGAAGCGGCCCGCTAACGGCTTCGATACTTTCATGAGGGCGATATGCGAGCAGATAGGCGCGGCGTTAGAGATACCCTGCGACTTGCTTCTGAAAGCCTTTAACGCCAGCTACTCAGCCAGCCGCGCCGCCTTATTGGAAGCATGGAAAGCCTTTAGGATGCGCCGGGAGTGGTTCGCTTGTGACTTTTGCGCTCCGGTTTATGAGGTGTGGATGTGCGAAGCAGTCGCCCGAGGACGGATAAGCGCCCCGGGCTTTTTTACAAACCCGGAAATCCGCGCCGCCTACTTGGGGAGCGAATGGATCGGGCCATCACAAGGGCAACTCGACCCGGTCAAAGAAATCACAGCGGAAATCCTCGCCGTGTCGGAGGGCTTCTCCACACGCGAACAATCAACAATCCGGCTCAACGGCGGTCAGTGGGACGCTAACATCGACCTGCTCGAACGTGAGAACGAACGGCTCACGAAAGCAAACAAGCCCATAAACGATAGCGACAGAATGTCCGAAAGCAAAATAAACGCCGCTGTAATCCGCAACGAAATAATAAAATCATTAACGGAAGGGGACGAACATGGATACAAAAAATAAGACCCGGTTAATTGCCGGGACTCCCCCGGCTGTGACAAACGCGCCATTTAGAAAGTTTTGGAACATGACCAGCGTCAGCGACGACGAGGCAGAGGTCACGCTATATGGCGACATCGTAAGCTCACAGCCGGTAGACTGGTGGACGGGAGAACCCGTCCCCGGGCTTTACATTACGCCCGAGGGTTTTCTTGAGGATTTAACCGCAATAAAGGACAAGGCGAACATCACCGTCCGGCTTAACAGCTGCGGAGGAGACCTTTACACAGGGATAGCAATTCACAACACCCTCAAAGGACTCAAGGGACATAAGACCGTTATAGTCGAGGGGATCGCCGCCAGTGCCGCCAGCGTGATTATGTGCGCCGGAGACGAGGTGCAGGTTTACCCGGGAAGCATGGTGATGATCCACGGCGTGGCGGGTTTGTTTTACGACTACATGACCCTCGCGGATTTGAAACTCGCTATTAAAAGTTTTGACGCGGCAGAAAAGGCGATCGCCGAAATATACAGCGTCAAGACCGGAACCGCCGCCGACACGCTACGCTCCATGATAACCAAAGAGACATGGATGGTCGGACAGGAAGCGGTAGACAAAGGCTTCGCCAACACACTGCTTACAGGCGACGGCCCCGATGTAACCGCCAGTACAGACAGGAAAGTCCTGCTCGTCGCCGGAGTCCGGCACGACGTGGGGAGCTTCCGAAACCTACCCGGGAATATTCCCGTATCAGACAGTATTCAAGCCGCCACCACTGCGGCTGGATATAAAAAAACAAAGCCCACCGGCCAAAAGGCGACCGGCGAACGGCTGACGGCCGACGCCAGCGGGGGCGACGAAGGAGGAACGAGTATGAAAACAGTGGAAGAACTCAGGGCGGCGTACCCCGAACTGGTCGCACAGGCCGAAAATGAAGCGGTCAAAGCAGCCGGCACGGACGCTGTCAAAGCAGAGAGGGAGCGGATGCGCGAAATAGAGGACATCGCACCCGCCGTCGGGAACGACACCCTCGTGCGAGAAGCCAAGTACGGGGACAACCCCTGCACTGCCGGCGAACTCGCGCTCCGTGCCATGAAAGAGCAGTCAAAGCTCGGAGCGGCACACCTCGCTAACGTGAAAGCGGACAGCGACGACTCCGGTGCGGGTGAAGTAGGAGCCGCACCCAACGGAGGAGACAGCGACGAAAACGACGACACGGCAAAAGCCGGGGAAATCAACGCTGTTGTAAACGCCTACAAAACCATGAAGAACGGAGGTAAAAAGTAATGTCTAAGAGATTAAACGAAAAGCTCGACAGCATGGAGTACGACGGCTTGATCGTCGACAACACTCCCCCCGCCGATGCGTTCACCGTAACGCTCCGCAAAGGACAGGGCGTTCTCAAACGCGGCGCCGTTCTTGCCATCAGCTCGGCCGACCGGGCAATGGTACTGCTCGGCACAGACCCCGACGGCGGCGAGACACTGACCGCCAACTGCATACTGTGTGACGATACCGATACAGGCGACACCGCCGACATTTACGGCATCGCATACCGTACCGGACACTTCAACCGCAAAGGCGTAATCACAAAAGACGGCACCACACTGGGCGCGAACGACGAGGAGGAACTCCGCAAGGGCGGCATTCTTCTGAGCGACGCGCTCGAATATTAAACAGGGAGGTAGGACAATGCCTATTAATTTTTATGAAACACACACGCTGCTCGCGGCAATAGAGCAGCTCGACCCGCCTGTTACCTTCCTGCGTGACAGGTATTTCCCCACGAACAACGCCACCGACTTATTCGCCACCGACGATGTGCTTATCGAGTACAGAGAGGGGACAAAGAAGCTGGCACCGTTTGTCGCGCCCCGCAAAGGCGGCGTAACCATCAGCAGACGCGGGTACCACATGGAACGCTTCGCGCCGCCCTATATCGCACCCCGCAGGTCACTGACCAGCGACGAACTGAAAAGGCGCGGCTTCGGTGAAGCATTGCTCACCACGCTCACACCCGCGCAAAGACAGCAGACCCTCATCCTCAAAGACGCCGAGGAGCTGGGCGAAATGATTACCCGGCGCGAGGAAGCGATGGCGGCTGAGATTTTACAGACCAACGGCTGTGTCATGAAGCACATCGCCGACGATGCCGACAAAGACGACGAAATGTACATCCAGTTTTATGAGGGCGACGTCAACCAGGCGCAGTACACCCCGACAGACCCGTGGGACTGGGACAACAACGAAAGCATCATCGACGATATGGCGCAAATGATAAGAATGCTGACTACCCGGGGACTTCCCGCGACAGAGCTTCTCACTGCGCCGGATGTGGGCGACGCTATTCTGCGTAACCCGTACATCCAAAAGCTCCTCGACCTTCGCAATTACGAAATCGGCGGTGTTGACCCCACCCTCCTCCCGGACGGTGTGGCGAGACTTGCCCGAATCAACGTAAGAGGGCGCATGATTGACATTCTCACCTACGAAGAGTCCTACACGGGCGACGACGGCAAAGAAACGCCGTTCATCAAACCCGGCACCGCTATCATGACCGCCCCGGGCGTAGGCCGTACCCTTTACGGAGCGGTGACGCAGGTCGAACAGCGCGACGGCGAATTCCACACCTATCAAGGACGGCGCGTTCCAAAATACCTCAGCAACGCCGACGGCAACACACGCACTCTGACGATTACGAGCTGTCCGCTCCCGATTGTCAACAATAAAAACCCGTTCGTTACAGCCTCCGTGCTTTAACGGCAGAAAGGAGCAGAGCATGATTAGAATTATAGCCGGAACATTCGGCTTTAAGAAGGGAAAACGGATTGTACCGTATACCGCCGCAGACGGCGCGGTAGACCTCGGCAACCCCGAGCTGGAAGCGCGGCTCGTCAAAAAAGGCATCGCCGTTTACACCGGGGACAACGCAACACCCGCCGCACAGGTTGATGACGATCTCCCCGGGGACGGCAGCGACGGCAAGCCGGAATACAACAGGG